CAACATCTCTCGCTGCTAAACGGGTTGACTTCTCCCACTTATCCGATATGTAATATTCCGAGCAATCGTTGTTAGTCCTTACCTTTGCAAAGGGGATGTGGGTAATGTATTTTAATCTGCCTACACGGTCAAAGATAAACTTCCAATAAAACCCACCAAATACTTCCAAGTCCATTACCGACTTATACTGCACATCCTCTGCGGTTTCGTATGGATTAACCAAATCTAAATAGGCATTAACACTATCAGCGTTAACACTATCTTTTTTAGCATCTATACCTTTGCCAGTAATGTATTGTACCTTGCCTGTTATAATAGCGTTATGCTTTGCCGAACCATTAAGCAAGGCAACAAGGTAATCGGGATAGGTGTTACCCTCTCCAAACAATACCCAGGGCTTTGTGCTATCGTGGTTTTTTACCTCCTTAAATACAGGGGGCGCACTATTTATCAGCTTTACTACTATTAAATTATTATCCTCCATAAACCGCAGTTGTTACTGTTCTTGTGTATTGTGTGTCGCTGGTTGCCGTTCCTATTACTTTTACCATTCCGCTTTCAACTATTGTCTTTCCTGTTGGGCTTAGGTTGGTAGCACTTGCTTGTTCGTATACATTGTAAGTCCACTCGCCTGTTGTTGCTAATGTTACTTGCCCGGCTATCGGGTTAGGTGTTGCAGTTTCTGTTATCGTAAACTGATTAAACCTATCTAAATATTGGCTTAGGTCTACAGGCTGTATGCAATACTTCTTTTCTCCGCTTGCTTTGCTTATCCATTCCCATAAGTAGTAAGCGTTGGCAATAGTTGTCTTCTCTTTTAGAGTTACCGTAACTATGTTGCTTTGCCCTTTATTTATAACTACCATACTTATAATACCATAAAATTTAATTTTGTGCCAAAAAAAAGCCCCGCACATTGGCGAGGCTCTTCTTAACCGCTACAAACACTTATGAAATCAAACTGCTTTCTGTACCAGTATACTCAAACCAATCGTTAGGCTCGTTACCGTCAAACACTACGGTGTAACCGTTAAGGTCTCCCATCGCTGTTCCTGTAACTGCTGTTGAGGTTGTAACCATTAAACCTTTTTGTTTGCCGCAAATCCATAGTTTACCGTTGTTATCTTTTACGATAATAACTAACCTGTTTTTAGCTAAGGCAACAATCTTGTCGCGGGTTTGGTAGGTTAACTTTTGGAAGATAGCCGACACTTGTTGTGCAAAAAAAACCGTTCCGTTAGGGCGGCTGCCTGTTAGCACACTTTGAGCCATTGAGTTTTCCTCCTCAAGTTCATATTTGTAGAACACGCCCGACTTAGTAATAGCCGATACTGTTCCACTTGCTTCTGTATAGCCTGTAACATTAGCGGTAGTGTTAATGTAGAGGGTTTGTATACCCCCTACACTATCACGACAATCTAATGCAAAGCCCTGGGTTATAGCGCAAGGCATAGGTTAAGAGTTTGTATATTCAACAATACGATTACCAAAGTAGTACTGAACACCAATTTTGGTTTCAGCTACAAAGCGAACTTTACGGGCCTCACGAGCGTAAAACAACTCAATGTTTTCTTCTTCGTTTAGCAAGTCAGTACCAAGTACAAAGTTACCGTTTTCACCAAACTCACCTGCGATGATACGATTAGTTCCGTTTAAACCCGGTACGCCAATAAGTGTGTACATAGAGTTTTCAACTTTCATTTCGTAACCTACTGCATCACCAAAGTAATGGTAAAGGTTATCGGCAGCAAGTTTGTTTTGGTAAATTTCAAAGGTATCATAACCGCACATAAACTTTACATTATCACGACCTTTTACGTCAATAGGTATTTTCGTAATCATGTCCTGTAAAATAGTACGAATGTTGGTAGTATTGATTGTTGATGGAGTTGCAGAAACAACCGTGTTATCAGCATCAATAATTTTTAATAGTCCGTCAAACTTGTTAAGGTAAACGTTAGCCGAGTTAGTATCACCTTGCCAAATAGCAACCTCTTTACGTTTCTCAATGTTTTGCATAGTATCATCAACGATGTACTTTTCAAAATCATCTAAGCCCATAGGAGAACCAGGCTTCAAACCTTTTTGTGTCCATTTAGCCTCAAGGTCTTTAGGACACCAATCAAGGTAAACGCCAATCTTACCTACTGTTAGGGTGCGTTGAGAGAATGTAGTATCGCCCGATGCAGTAAAACCACACGCTTGGGTTTGCCATACGCCCTCTGTAGCAATAATGTTTAGTTTCTCGGCAGACTTGATGCCTACCTGTGAGGCTAATAAGCCTGCTGTTTTACCCGAAAATACTAAAGCGTATTTAAGGGTATCCATTTCTTCCTTGGTATAATTACCAATGTTGTCAAATACAAATGCCATTTTCTTTTATTTTTAGTTTTTTAAATTACTTTTTGTTTGCTGCAAACTTTTGTGCTGCGGCTTGCATACGCTCTATGGCAGTTGCTTTCTCGCTTTGTATTTGTTTGCTAAATGATGTTTTGGTTGGTTTGTCAGCCGGTGCTGATGGGTCTTCAGCTAATTTTTCAATAACAGCAAACATATCTTTGATAAGTGCTGATTGTGCTGCTAACTCTGTTTTAAGGTCTTTAACCTCATTTTTGTTAATGCTAGCTAAGGCTGTTTGAATGGCAGCTTCTACGTCTTCCATTTTAACGGGTTGGCTTGCCTCAACCTCAACCTCAACTACAGGCTCGCTTTCAGGTACTTTAATGTCGGTAACAAAACCACCCTCGGTAGTTACTAATGTACCGTCTTCTAATTCGTGGGTTGCATTTTCAGCAGGCTGTATTCCACCACCTGCATCAATAACATTTAGCTTAGTGCCAACGTTAAGTTCGCCCTCGTATTGCACGATTGTACCGTCTTTTAGCTTTGCCTCCATAAACTTATGTTCAGCGTTTAGCTTTAATTTAATGCGTTCAATAACGCTTTTGATGTCTTGTGTTAAACTCATTGCTTTTTTATTATTAAAACCATTAAAATTAAATGTGTGCCATTAGGTATTCCAAGTCAGCTAAAGCATCGTGTATCTCTGCTAACTCCTCTTGTGGTACGTCTTCCACTTTAACGTGGTTAAATATTCCCTCAACGCTAAAGCCTTTCATCTCTCCCGATTTGATTTTCTCCCACACCATATCGTTGTTGACTTTAAAAGAGCCTACCCAACTACCCTCTGGTAAGTCTTGGAATTGTATTCCCCTGGTCTTGTCAATAATCATACTTTCGTACATAACAACACCGTCTATCAACTCGCCATTGTGTTGAAGATTTACCTTAGACTGATAGCCCATTTCAAAATAACGCTGCGCTATGGCTTCTATGGTTTGTGCATCAAACTGAACGTAGAACTCACGCCCTCCTATGTTTCGGTAAATAGGCATATCGGCAACCATTAAAGCCCCTGTTACTATTCGCCTGTCCCCATTTTCGCTAAAGGCAAACTCATAATGTTTAGAGTACGCCATAAAAGAACGTTCTATTGCGGGATGGTCAACTATTGCCACCGCATCAACGCCAGTAGTAAAATCAAAGTCATCTATGTGAACTTTGTATAATGGTAATTCCATAATATTAAAACTGTTTTTTTGTTTATAGTGCCATTAGATTGTTATAAGGGCTTTCTTTTTGTTTTGCTGAACGCCCATTTGACTGTTGGTAATATCGCTTTCCACAACGTACACCTTAAAGTTTTCGCCCTCTTGTATTAAACCGCTTGTGTTAGATGGGGGTTGTATGCTTGGGGGTGTTATACCTCCCGCTGTTGGTAGGGTTAAACTTCCACCACCGCCACCTACTTGGTTTATTGCAGGTTCTTGTAATGCTTTTTTTGCCGATGCCATTGCGGCTAATACAGATGCTATGCCGCTTGTTATATAAGCCACTTGTAAAAATGGTGCTGCTGGACCACCGGCTGCTGCCGCTTGTGTTGCCCCTGCAATAGTAGATGCAATAGAACGTGCTGTATCAATAGCTATTTGCGCTATAGCTAATGTTTTTTGAAAAGCTGTATTTTTCTTTCCGTTGCCTGATAGTAATTCACCTAAAGCGGTTAGCCCATTTAGTGTGTTTTGGGCTATCATAAACTTAGCATCTTGTATATCTTTAGCATCTTGTATCTGTTGCTTTTTAGATATTTCGCTAACATCTGCCGCCTCTTGTGCTGCTAACCTTTGTTGTTCAATTAGCTTTTGATTAAATTCTTTATTTTCATCAAGTTCTTTTTTCCTTAGTTCGGCATTTTTTAGTCCTTTTTCATTCTCAATTTTATCTAACTCGTGTACTAATTTTAATCTACTTTCAATTGAAGATTTATCTTCGGCATCTTTTTCTTTAGCGTTTTTTCTTCTTTCTTCTAAGTCTTTTTTTGCTCTTTCTATTCCCTTATCAATATAGTATTGGTCTATCTCATCTTGTTTGGCTAATGATAATTTACGTTGCTCACGAACAAACTTTTCAAAATTAGATTGGTCTTCTTGATTTTTAAACATTTGTGTGCCAAATTTATCTGTATATTCAGTATAATCTATTGCACCTTTAAGTCGCAGGTCTATTATTTCTTTTTCTTTTTTTAGTATTTCATCTTGCGGCTTGTGTTGTAATCTCATAAGCCTTAATTGATTTTCTAATATTTTAACATTTCCTGATAGTTTTCCACCCTCTTCCGCTATTCTTCTTAAATTATTAGAACGGTCTGTGTTAAAATCAGCCATTTCCTTATTTAGTTTTGCCTGTTTTTCGGCGGCATCATTAGCACTATTGGCATAGTCCATTAGTTTAGATATGGCTGCACCTAACCCAACTACCAATAAGCCTATGCCTGTGCTTGCTATTGCTGCTTTTAAGCCATTAAAAGACAATCCCGTAGCTGCTACCGCACTTGAAAATGTTTTTTGTATAACGGTAGCTGCGGCTGTTACAAGGTTATTAGCTTGCTGAAATATAGTAGTAGTCTTAATTGCTTGGCTAATATTTACCCATTGCTTTTGCGCTTCAACCAATGATTGTACACCCATAGCTAACGCACTTGCCGACTGAACTTTTAGCAATAGCTTTTCTACGTCTTCCGATTTCTCGCCTAACAAACCGTATAATCCCGTGATAGTTTGAAATCCACCCGCAACCGTATTAATTAAATTACCAAAGGCTGCAGCCTTTTCCCCTGGGTTTAATGTATTAATCGATTCGTTAACATCTTTCAATTGGTCTGCTAACCCTGCGGCTTTCTGTAGGGCTTGGAAATACTCCTCCGTTCCCTCTTTAGCTTGCAGGGCTGCTTCTTTGGCTTCCCTTAGTTGCTGCTTTACGGTTTTTATCTTAGCCTCGCTATCGCCAGAACCCTCAACCTTTACTTTTAAAACTACCTCTTCCATTAGTATACGTTTACTTCTAATTGGTTAACAGCAGAACCTGCCTTTCTAAATATTATGTAATCTTCTTGTGTGCCATCTAACAGCGCAAATGTTGACGGGCTTGGGGTGTTGATATTTACCCCTGCACTAAATCTTAAATCGGTTATACTACCACTTTTTTTAAACCTAAAGTCTACCTCCGGTGGTGATAATATTTCTTGTATGTCGTAGCTTGTACTTGCCCCCGCTAATAAAAACCTACTTTGCAGGGTATACTCTGCTGGTATGGTTAATGTATTAGAACTAAAAATACTTGCATCGTCTAAGTCTAATGTTACCTCTCCCCTTAAATCTATAACGCTTGGGTTTTTAAGAAATAGCCCCGATTGTGTTATTGTTTGGTTGTATAGATTTAATGCCGTAACATCACCTACTCCAAACTGAACGGTTACGCCTGATGAGTTTAGTAGTGTTACGTTTTCATTATTACCCTCCAGTACATTGCTATCACCAAATACAACAACACCGCTACTGTTAGCATACACCGTGTTATTCTCCCCCTCTATCATTATACGCATACAGTTGGCGTGTACGCTATTGCCATCACCGTTTACTACTAACTGAACGGAACTTGCATCTAAAAAACCGCCCTGCCCAAATCGTATAATCTTACCCGGTAACACCTCGCCTGTTAATGGCTTTCCATCAACTACAAAGCCCGGCTTAACCATTCCACCAATGCTGCTACCAATGCCACCAATAATTGTTTCTTTGGTTACTTGAAAACTTTGCCCGTCTTTAATCTTTAAAAACTCGCACTTGGTAAGTTGGTTGCTTAGTGGGTTGTAATCCTCTATCTTTTGCAGACGTAGGTAGTACCCCTTAATAACATATATTTTGCGGAATGATAAAAACTCCACGTCTTCGGGTGTTAGCCTTAGATAGCAAGTAACTAACTTACTATTGCTATCGGATAACTCCTCTATCATATCCTTGTAGAACTTATTGTATAGGCTGTTGCTTGTATACTCTAAGTTAGGAGGTGCTATGTATGCGTTATATCCGTAAAATAACTCGTTAGGGTTACCCCAATTTAACTCTACGTCAGGGCTGTATGGGTTATCTAAATGCCCTGCATAAGGGTATTTGTTTAATATGTTGGCAACACTTGTAGGAACGTTTGAGGTAACTATGTAGCTTGGTGTACTTGTTAGCAATCCCCCCCAATACAGTATACGTATGTTAGTTGCCTTACGTTGTATCGTGTTGTTTTGCTCATCAAACTGATAGATATGCGGAATGATACGGTTAGATTGTGTGTTGCCTACTAATGGAGTAGGGCTAAATATAACATCAATCTTAGATTGGTTTTTGCTAAAGTCGTTATCTATAAACTTTTCAAACTTACCGTATACCTCATCGTTGTTTTTTTGGTACTTTTCATTATAGTAGTCTTTATCCTCTTTGTAAGTAAACAAAAACGACTTACTATCCAGTTCACCCATAGGGGTAATAACCATATCTTGGCTCTCATCTAACTTATCAGTCCAGTCTAAAGTTCTGTTAGCACCTGCTTGATAATACTGATAGCGTGGCTCTACTAATATGTTCTTAGGGTTGTCGGGGTCTACTTCTATGTAGAGGTTAAACATCCTAATAAACGAAACAAGTATATCCCTTAGCTTGGTATCAGCAGGAGGCAATGCGTTGTTCATTAGCATTGTCATACCCTCTGTAATGGTATCGGTTGCTACACCGTTAAAATATAAAGAGGTAGCTAATACTCTTAGTTTAACCTCATCAACTGAGAGAAAACCAACCGTTGAATTAACAACTACTACATTTGATGTAATTACTGTTATGCCATTTTTTACAAACTGCATCAAACAGGTTACTCCAATTAATGGGCTGTCTGTAGTTCCCCAAAATAACTTTATCCTTACGTCTACATAATCGCCAACAACTAACGCTACATCATTAGCTTGCATTTGGGCTATGTATGTGTTTGAGGTGTTTAGCAATACCCCACTATTATACCAAAGGCTTTGTAAGTTAAGTTGGCAGTTTAGTTTGTAGCTACCATTTTCAACAGGAACAAACCTACCTGATGCCGTGTTAAAGTTACCGCCGGTATCAAAGTTGGGTGCAGTAGTATCGTCATCAAACGGAACTATCTTAGTAGTTGGGTTGTTGATTAGGTTAGGAAACAAATCAGGTGTTTCATAGAACCCTGTTAAACTTGCCCTAAATGTCCTATCCTGTACATCGGCATTGGTTAGCCTTAAACCGTTACCGCTATATGGTATGATTAAAGATTTAAAGTAAGTGTCAGTTATAAAGTCTGACTTATAAGTATACCCCGCCAACTCCATTATCCTATCCCAGTACTCCTTAGCAAAAATAGCGGGTACAAAATCGGTAAGCGTATAAAGGTTGGTTGCCGTCTGGTCGTAGTTAATCAAAGGGTAAACATAGCCAGTACCTATTGTTGGTGTCCAACTTGCCGAAACATTGGCATAAGTATAGGCATGGTCTAAGTCGCTAAAGTCTAAAGCTGATACGGTCTTATCCCCTAACTCTTGTATTAACGTTGGGGTGTTGCCTATTATCTGTACATCGTAATCTATAAAGTTGGTATCTTTTAAGTATACCCTTAGCAACTGCAAATCTCCCCTGAATACAGAAACGTCATCAATCAGTAGTTCAACCTCGCTTTTAAGTGCTGGGTTAAACGTGCCGTCAATATCAATCTCAAATATATCGGTAAAAAGTTCGTTGTTTAACTTGGTACCTGGGATGCGTATTGTCTTAGAATAGTTACCCTCCCTTGTTTCGGGTTTGCGTATATCAGATATTGAATAGTTTAACGATACAGGAACGTCATCTAATAAGTCTAACTGCGCCCACTCGCTTAGGTGGTTTGGCTTTATAAATATCTTAGTAACCATTAGTAGCGTTGCATTTGGTTGGTGTAGCTTGTTTCAAAAGTAACCGTTAGGTTAAAGGTCATATCTGTTAATGCTTTCTTAGCTATGTAGCTTACATCGGTTATGTTAATGGCTATAAGGTTGCCGTCTTTCTCCCAAAAGATTATAGGGCTGCTTAGTAGTTCCCTTAGCCATTCGCTCTCATAGTCATCAATCCAATCGCTGTTTATTTGGTAGGCTGTTTTAACTTCTGTTTGATACTGGGTTGTTAGCCTATCGGATATGGTGTAGCCAAATGATGAGCCTGTCAACTCTCCTTTCGGCTTCTTGTAATTATACTTGCTAATTGTGTCGGTCATCTGCGAGCCTTTAATAAAACTAAAGCTATCAAACCCGCCCAACCTATTAAGAAAGTGTAGCCGGTACTTGGTATGGTCTGAACAATTAGATACTATGTTATACGTTTTAGTTACCGAACTTCCACCATTGGGTATAGCTGTATCTAAAGTGCGTATTGTATAGCGTGTTATGTTGCTATCTATTATCGGTTGGCTGCCACTATTTAGACTTCCACCAGGTATAATGTTAAGGCTTGCGGGGGCTGATGGCATCCGTAAAAAACAATCTCCGCTACTTGCGGGTGCGCTGTACGGGTTGTTAACTAAAACGGTTTGCACTAAGGTATTGCCATTGTAGGTCTTAACCTCCGCTTGGCTAAACGTTTGCCCGTTCGGGTTTTGTATCATATACAACCACCCTTTCTCATCAATGCTTACGTTCTGTTCCGATGGGCTGTTAGTTAGAAACGTGCTACCACTTGAACCTAACAAACAAGTACCACTTGAGTAGGTTACAAACTGCTCAAAGTTTATAGCTGCGTTCCAAGTAAGTATAATATTGCTTTGGGCTAAATTAGCGTAAACGGTAGGTGTTGCACCGTATTCCTCCCCTATCCTTATAATGTACCCTTTCCAACTGTTAACGTTGGGTGTAACCTCATCAGTAGCTAAGTCAATGTCATCGGTTAAGTAGTTTTCAATTATCCTATGCACGTCAATAACCAACTTGTTAGTGCTGCCAGGATAGATGTTTCTTTTTATCCTACGGGTATAGGTTACATCACCCAAAAACACAATGTCAACCACAAACTTAAAGTTAGCTTGCGACTGATTGGTAGTGCTTGCCACAAACCAATTCTCATTGTAAGCGGGGGTAAACTTTTGCGGTTCTTGTAATATAGTTATTGCCATTAGTCTCTTATTTCAAAAATTACTTGTTGCCCTAAAACTTTCTCGGCTCTCCTTACTAACTGGGTAAATGCCTTTGGGTTTACTACATCAGTATAAAAGTTGCTTGCCTCTATACCGTGTTGTTGGATAGAACGTGCCATTAAAAATGCTGCTGTATCTAAAGGGTTATTAGGTGTTTTTCTTATCCCCGCCCTTAGACTTCTTTTTTTATCAGAGTACCCTTGTATGCTTATACCCTTGTTCATTATGTACTTCTTTAGGGCTGATACTGGAGGCATCTTGTTTGTAAACTTGTACGGGCTGCCTATTCCTTTCAACCGCTTCTTACCTTTCCCGTTACCCTGCACCCCTTTGTCTACATACTTCCAATAGTCCTCCATTGAAATGCTAACCTCGTTTTCGCCAATGGTTAGGCTGATGCTTTGCCTTAATACGCTACTTGCGTTTTTGTTTTTCTCATCTAAGTTCTTTTGCATCTCATCAATAAGAAGTTGAGCAAAGCCCGCCAATAGTGCCTCCATTGACTGCTCTACGCTTTGTTTCTTATCAATGCCTATGTTATTTAAGTTTAGCATTTTTCATCATTAGGTTGCGTATTCTTTCCTTGTCCTTGTAGTATGCCAACATATTTAAAAATTCTACCACGTTTAGTTCCGTGAAAAAATCCCATTTTTCAGGGCAGTTATTGGAGAGGCTATCCAACGCATTATGCCACCCCCACCGTTCGTTGAACTGACCGACTGCTCCCGCAATAATTTTGCTGCCACTTTCATCTCCTCCACCGCCTTGTTTATAAAGTAAGTTTCTATATTGGTTGTTAAACCGTTCGTAACTTGATAAAAAAAAAGTGCCGCAGGATATGCAACCGAAATAGGCATATACCTATAAAACTCATCGGCTCTTTCCTTGTGGGCTTTACCGTTGTACTTTGAAACCATCAACTTACCATACCAAGTTTTCTTAGCTGGTAGGTATAGGGTCGCCATTATCTTATGCAGATTGTTGATAGGGTTTTTGATGAACTCGGAAAGGTCAATGTATTGCCCGGCTGTTAGTTCGTTAATTAGTAGGTTGGCTTGGTATAACTTACCGTTTATCTTTATTTGGTTGACTGCCTTAGCTTCGGGTAGTTCGTTTAAGAACGCAATCTTACCTACCAACGCAGCCAATTGGCTTGCTGTTAGTTCTAAGAACACATCCTCACTTTCTCCTGTAAGTAATGATAGCACCTTAATGTTGCGGTCAAGTATTCCCTCTGGGTCATCGGTATGTTCTAACTTGGCTATCTTAATAAAAGTGCCAATGGTAACATCCTCTAATTTTGTCGGTATTTGCAGTTTCATACATTTAATACCGCTTTTTTGGTTTTCGTGCCATATATTTGCGTCATGGCTGCACGAATAATAATAACCAAGCAAGGAGACAAATACCAAATAACCTATAAAAGCGGGTCAGGTATGGATATGCAAACCAATAAACTATATAGCAGCAAGTCATTAGCTTATCGGGCTATTTCAGGGTTTATCCTTTCAATCTATTCTTTAGGAGGTGTTGAGGTTAAGAAGTGCAAAAGGTTTAAGCAAACCAATGTTATACGTTTTGAACTCAATGGCACTAAGCACCTGATACAAGTAACTGATAAGTGCATAGAACGACAAAGCCCCGCAATGAGCAGGGCTAAGTCTAACCAATCAAACACTATGCAAGGCTAATCTACGAAATAATATAAATTCCCGTACCTCGCCTTAAAAATAATTGCCAACCTAATGCGTGGGCGTTAACCGTGTCATCGTGCATCCCCTGGGGTGCTGAATACTTTACCCCGTTTAAACTGTAAACATATTCAAAGGCTTCTAACTCTTCCTGATGTATACCTTGTAAGACTGATGTTCTACCGTTCTGTAATGCATTGGCAAGCCCTAACATTAGTTCTTGTTTACTGTTTGCGTTGTATTTAAACCCTATCACATTGCACCCGCTATTTTGCAAGTCCTCCACTATCGGGTCGCCAACTCCCGTGCTATCTATCTGGGCTTGCACCTTACCGATTACCTCCTTTATTCTTTTGGTAGTATTACCCCAATCCATTCTAAACCTTTCAAAGTGGCATATTAGCCCCATAGCGTTTAACCCGATTATTACCGTATAGTCAACTGACTTGGCAAGGTCAATCCCATAACAAACCGCTTGGTCTGTTTGGATAGGTGCCAAACAAAGTTTAATGTAGTTTAAACCAAAAGGGTTGCTACCGTCATCACTTGGCTCGGCTAAGTATAGTTCCCTAAAAACGTGGTCGGGTAAATCTCTTTGGGCTTGCTCTATCTCTTCTTGTTTTAATATCCCCGCTTCTACTGCATCCCACGCAGTTATTTTATGGTACTCATAATCTTGTTCACCGGCACGGGCTTTTAGCCCTAACCTATACCCCCAGTTCTTTTTACCTTTAGCGTTACCTATCAGCTTGCACTTACCGTTGGTTGCTGTTAGTGTTGAACGCAATGCAAACCACGCTTCCTCCCTTGCCCGTGTAAACTCATCAAACACACACGCATAAACGTCATCACCATAAAGGTTATCGGGTTTCTCTGCTGACTTGAATTGAATGATTGCACCAGTTGGTAGTGTTAGCCTTAGCTTGCTTTCATTGATGGTAAAGAAACCACGCACCGTTACTTGCTTAATCATACGCCTAAAGGCTATCTCGGCTTGGCTGTATGTAGGTGCTACCCACCAAACAGATTGATTGGTGGTGCATTGCAGGGCTTGTTCAAACAACCAAATGATATGGCTTGCTGTTTTGCCCGACTTGGTACTTGCTTCGCAAATGGTAAACCTTGCCTTGCTATCCAGTATTGCCCGTTGGTAGTCTGTTATCTTTGGGCGTTTATAAGCTATCTTCACTCTATGTCGTAGCTACATTCACTTACCAGGTATTCAAACTGCCCTATGTCATAGGTCGGGGTTGTTATGGTGTTGCTTGCAACTAAGTTACCCTCGTACCATATTTGCGTTGTAATGTAGCCTGGCGTGTTGTTATCCCCTATGCTATCGCAGTCAATAAAGTATTTGCGGTATGCTTGAATGGATAGGTCGGGGCTACCCGTTGTTTCGCCATTGAATACAAAAGTGCTATCCCATTGCGTTGAGGTTATAACATCATCAATAGTTCCCATAGGTTTTATTCCCGTTTGAACGTTGGTAATAACCTTGTAAACCACTTGCCCTTTGGGGATGGTCTTATCTTCTTTGCAGCCAAATAGGGCTATGATTATTAATATTAGCAAATTTCTCATATTTCTTACATCGTGTTTTAAAAGGTTGTTTACTGTTTTACCGCCTTTTTAGTTACATTTTTGCAAATTAAGTTATAAAACTTACATCAATCCAAGTTTAAAGTTACGGTTATCTCCCCCTCATGTTGAACGGTTTGTTTGTCAACCCATCCTTCTTTTGCTTTTAAATAAAAGATTAAACCAGTTGTTGAGCCTTGCCCGTTTACCAGTGCTTCCTCTTTAGCTTCTCTGATTTTGTTATCAGTCTTTTTTATAATGTTAGTATATTCCTTTACTTGGCTGTATTCGTGCCACGAAACCCTATCCATATCTAAGAAGTTCATAAGCCCTCCCATCGTTGGTATGCGTGGCTTTGATACATCAACAACATCACCTTTAGCGGTAGCTTGTTGCTCTGTATAGTCTAAGCAATGTTGGAAGTATGCCTGTATAGCTTCTTCTAACTCATCGGGCATATAGGAACGTGGTCTGCCAACTTGCAGCTTAGTTTCCTTTCCGCTTTCTACTGACTTGCGGCTGGGGTTGAGTTTCTTGCTCATAGTTCTTTTGATTTTCTTCGTACAGGTTTCTACCTAATCTTATTACTTGTTCCTTGCAGGCGCTGCAATTCATATCGGTTGAATAGCCTATTGTTTCTTTTAAATGTGCCGCTAAACCGTTAAGGTCGTGGTCGGATGTTACATAGAAGTTTTTAAAGTAAAACTCCCATATTGGTTTAAAGGTTGCGAGTTGATTAAATTGTTCTTGTGTCATAGCCGGTGGTAAATTATGATTGATAATGTTGCTGCGGTTGCTGCGGTTAGTAATGCTTCTATTGGGTTAACGGTTGTTAGTTGGTAAGCAAGGCAACTCCAAAAGGTTAGGCACTTGTTACACTTTAAAGGGTATGGTATTATATATCCAAAAGGTAAGTTATCGTGAAGCCATTGGTTAGCGTGAGCCATTTGCATTGAGACAACTATTCCCAGGCAAGCAAAGCCAATTATGTTAAATAGTAGTAAGTACATAGTTAAACGCTGTTGTTAATTGTAGCCAATATCCTTTTTTAATTAGCATTGTTACTAATCGGTGGTCTTGTTTACCAAAGGTACAGTATTCTGCAATAATAGTTTTAGGCTTTGGTAGGTCGGTTTTAAAGTATGGCTTTAATACATCGTACTCACTCCCCTCTAAGTCAATGCTTAACAAGTCTATTTGAGTAACGTTGTTTTCTTTTACAAGTGTTTCCAATGATATACCTGAAACTACTTTAACCCTTTCGTGGTCTTTGGTAGTTATCTTTCCCGCTTCTCCATTGTAGTCAAAGTAAACCGAACCATCAATTTTGTTTACTGCCTTTTGTATTAGCTTGCACGTTCGGTCTTTGTAGCTATCCAAGTAAACAGGGTTAGGCTCTACACAAATACCACTCCAACCCATATTGTCTAATATTTTGGTGTTAGAGTTTATAGTTCCATCGGCACTGCCTAAGTCTATGTAAAAACCATTGTCAGGCAATAACCCCTCAAGGTATAGCCATTCATCTTCTTTGCATTGTGAATTAAAATTGTGTTCCATTGTAAAATTCTTATTTTATTTTTAGTATTACCGTAAATCCGTTGCCTACTTTATCATCAGGGTCTTGTGTTTCTATTACCTCAACATAGTATGTCATTCTGTTTATAAAATCTAAAAATGAATTAAGTGTCCAAATGTTATGATGTTTATCTGGGTACTCTTTTAGGTTATCCCTTTCAAATATATTATCCGCTATTGTTTCTACGTTATCTTTATCAAACGTTCTTTCTTTATGCGGTACTATTAGAAAAATGTATTTAGTTGCCACCCTACACCATTCTATTATTGCAAGGTCGGGTCGGTAAATATGTTCTATAACGTGCGAATTAATTACAAAATCAAATGACTTATCTTTAAATGGTAATTTTATTGCATCTTCACAAATAATATCTACCGTAGCAAAACTATTACAACATTCTTTTTGTTCGTTAATATAAAACTCATATCCATCTTTATCTACGTTTAGAGTATTAAGGTTAAAAGGGTTATGTGCCGCACCCCCTATCTCAATGCCTGAAAGCCCATCAAGGTACTTGTGTGCTAATTCGCTATCTTTAAATACCATAATCTAGTCTCTCCATTCTAATATTGTTTCATCTAAGTGTTTTGCCTCAACCGACTTATCAACTAAAAGCCTACCAAATCCCATTAGAAAGGCATCGCTGCAATAGTTTGGGTCATCGGGTTGGTTTAAGCCTGTAACCCTATGCCACCCCCGGCGAAACTTTAGCACCCCAAATACCTCACGCTTAATTAGTACAAACTCAGTGTTTGCACTATCGCATAATATTAAGTCATTTCCAATTTCTTCTATATCCCCAAATACATAGCTAACGTGCTTGTGTCCGTTCCTACCTTTAACAAATCCACCTACCATTGGCTTATTGTGGCTCATTAGCTTTTTAATGGTGTTTTGAGGAATAACCATATCGCTATCCACAAACAGGATATACTCAGCACCTACATCTAAGGCACACTCTATTGCATCGTTGCGACCTCTAACAATAGGAACTAACCGGGCTTGGTCTTGGTCGTATTCTGGTTTCTTCCACCAGTTGCTCTCATAGTTCCAAAAGTCATAATACAACTTTGGTAAGCGTGGGTAGCTTGCAGCTATTAAGTCTTTCCAATTATCTTTGTCTTTAGTTTCTATGTTGTAGTAAACTTCATAGTTAGGGTAGTCTAATAGGGCAATACTTTCTAATGGTATCATACGGTTATGATACTTCCTATCGCAATGCAGTACGCATACTAATACTTTTGGGTTCATAATGATTTTAGCAGTTTATAACGTTTCTCATTAACTTTTGATATGTGATACTTTTCTTTTACTTCTTTGCTTAGGTTGTCAGCTATATACTTACCGTAGTCAGGTTCGTTAATCAGCGTACGCATTGCCCTATACCAGTCTTTGTGGTTGCGATTCTTATCAATAGCAATGCAATTTACACCATTTTTAATTACATCGGTATAGGGTTTAATATCAGATACTATACAAGCCTTACCCATAAACCCCGCCTCAATCATTTTTAACTCACTCTTGCAATTGTTAAAGGTGTTATCATTAAGCGGAACAATACAGGCTTCTAAATGGTTATACCCTAAAGCATAGTTGTAAACATCGGTAGTGTAAACCCTCTCATAATCTTTTCCCCTACCCCTATCGGTAAACACTTGCTCAAATCTTCCGTACTCCGGGCTTTCATCATTATATCCAAATAGCTTAACCGTAAACCTACCTTGTAGTTCCCTATCAGCGTGTAGTTGTTTAAACCCATCTTGCATCAGTACAACGTCTTCCCAATGGCATACGCCACCCATATAGCCTATGCGATACTTATCCCCTGGCACATAGTTAGGTTGGAATTGTGGGTATATTTCGGGGTAAATAGCATTTGGCAAAACCTCAACATTATGGTTCAGCTTGCTTATCTTTTCGGCTAACTGAACATTGGTAGTCGTAACAAGGTCGGCATACTTGATGCTTTCTATTATCTTTTCGGGTGCTTTAAATATTCGGTACTGTTCTTTGAGAACGTGGAACGCTGATAAGTTCCAGTAGTCATCAATGTCAATTATTATCTTTACTCCTAATGTTCTTAATTGGTCTGCTATCAGCTTTATGTTTTTAACATCGTTGTGGTGTTCAAACTCCCTTGAAAAGATTACCGCATTAAATTGCTGCAAAACCTCATTAGGCATCCCGTTAATAGTGTTGCACCGGGCATACTCTATGTCGGTTGTTTGGGTTAAATGCTGAAAAGGCATTTCCAACCGATAATAGTTGCTCCCTGATTTGTTTTGCTCTACTCCTAAAATTTTCATTTGAACGGGTTGTTTCTTTTATCAAACAAATACCACTTGTAAAACAATACTATAGCCGCAGCATATAATAAAACCGTTGCAGCTATGTATGTATAAATTAAAATTTCTTTCATTTCAGCTTGTCCTTAATGCGTTTAACGTGGTTTCCGATGGTGCGGTATGGTATTCCACTCTCATCAGATAGTTTGCGGTAACTGCCCGACTTAATATACTCCAGTAACATTCTCTTTTCAAAACTTGGTAGGTTGTTAATGTTCTCCTCTACCTTGCTAACTTCAATATCTAACTCGTAGTTGTAAGTCTCATCAATTGTATCGTGGCACTCCGATAGATACTCAACTCGTTTTTTAACCGTCAGCCATTCGCTTCCCTCATTCATTATAATTTTAATAATATACCATCTTAAATGATTGTTAGAGTAAATCTCCAATAACCTAACCTCTGGTATTTCGCAAATCTTATAAATAATGTGTTGGTAAAACTCCCTTGCATCAATCCCCCTGCAAATATTATAGCACGCTGCTTTAACGTCTTTGTCTTTGGCAATGTGTTCTAATAACGTTTGGCGATTCATTATTACAAAGATATACGTTTACTTACAATAATTTGCAGTTGTTTTTTGGTAATTACATTATCGTGCGCTAAGTTATGACATACCCGGCAAAGTGCAACCAGGTTGTTGGCGTGGTCTTGTTCTGCCTTTTTTTTGCTGCCAAACTTAGAACGGGGTATTATGTGGTGTATGTCTACCGATGTAGCGTTACATACCTCGCAAGCTATCCAAGTGCCTAAGTCTACTCCTAATGCTTTATGGTAGTTTACTATGTGCGCTTGCATTGTTAAACTTTGTTGGTGTTAAAGTTGGTTAAGTTCGTTTTTTACTTCTTGCCAATATTTAGATGGAACGCTATCTGCATACCATATTTGGTTAGCATTTAATATCTCATCAACCGCTATTAGGGATGCTTCTTTAGCTGCGGGTATGCTATCACCTGTTCCACCGGATATTTTGCATAGCGGTCTGTATTTCTTTACTAACTCCGCTGCTTTGTCTTTTGCTGTTTCTATGTTAGTTCCTGTGATTGAGTGGTATATATTTTGAATAGTATGCACAAATAGCTCCCCATCATAATCTTGGTTAAATACACATACTAAGTCTGTTATTTCTTTTGGGTCTGTCGGGTTTACCTCGCATAACCAAGCGCAGGTATTGCCTACTTGAACACTTACCGATAGTATTCTATTTCTGCCTAAGTCAATAATATGATAGTTTAATATCTTTTTATGAGACAAGGTCTTTGCGCCCAACTCAATCAAACGTTCTTCTGTGAGAGGGATAGCATAAAGCCCATAATCATTATCCATTTTAGGTTGACTAAAATTCTTATGCATTAGCCAGTCGTATGCTATCACTTCACCGTGTCGATTGTAAACAAGGTTACCGTCCATTAAACCTTTTACCGATGTTAATTTATGTGTGTTGTATGCTGTCATTTCTTCTATCTTTATTGGTTTATTTGATTAAACATACAGCAATCTTCACCGTATTTAGCGCAACATTCATTAGCCTTATAAATTGGCTTTTTGCATATAGCAGTAGGCTCATTTGCCTTATTTTTAAATAATGATAGTATCCATCTTATTAGTGCCATGTTGTTTATGCTTTGTTTAAAACTGGTTAATACTTAGGTATTGCTTGATGGCTTCTTTTTTCCCGTTTACTATTAATAAAAAAACATAGTGCTTAATAGCTTTTTCTTCTGTTTTAAATAACATACCAGCTTCATACATGACTAAGTGCCACGCTTGGTTAGTAAATATAAATTTTAGTGGGTTATTATTGGCTGCGTAAACTTCTTCACCGTGTTCTGGCATCCACCTCTGCTCTGTTTCAATTGGTGCTATAATTTCGGGTATTATTTCAGCCCACCCATCTTTAGGATTCCATAATTCATAAGCCCCCATTCCATCAATACAAAGCCTTTGAAATTTGTCCGCATACTCAAATTCAAACCAATCGGCTATTGTGAATGTTATAAGGTCATTTGTTTGGTAGTGGCTTTTCACCTTAGCCCCAACAGGATATTTCTTATCTGCTATGGATACTAAGTGGGCTTGGATTTCTTCGGTGGTGGGTTTGGTTGGCATGTAGCTTATTGGGTAGGTACAATTGTGCGCAACCACATTATTGCTTTGGTCATTTAATTCATAAAATTGCAAATCAATATTTACTACCAAGTAAATGTATTTACCAAACTTACCCCACTCGCCAACCTCTGGTTTCCACTCTTTGCCCTGTTCTTGCTCACCCTCTGTTGTATCAATAGGCTGATAAATAAATTTGTCTACTTTGTTTAATAGCGGCTTTAGCTGTTTAAGCAAATCGCTTGTTTCCTTAATTAAGGCTTTATCTTCGTTAGTCATTTGATGTGGGTTTAAGTGTTTGTAGTTCGGTTAAAATTTGTTTTAATTCATCTATTCTATCGGGTATGTTAAGGCTTTTAAACTCTTTTATTTCTCTTAAGCCAACTATTGTTTTATTAATCGCTTTTTCTACTGCTTGCTTATAGGCTGTTGCGCCTTGTAAATAGCCAATGCTTGTTGCCTCGTTTATGTGCTGAATACTTGTTATATCAGATGGCTCGTTTATTCTTTCAGCTTCTTGCTGCCATTCTTTAGGTAGTGTCATGGTGTTTGTTTTTTAAGTTTTTGGTTTTCCTTTTCGAGTTGCTTATTATCATATTCTAATTGCCTAAACTCTATCGTTAGGCATACAGAATAAAGTACAATGGCTAATATTATCCATTCCATCTTTTAAAGGGTTATTCCGCAATCTTGCAGGGTTATTCTATTTGCTGTGTTTGGTTAAAGATTTTTTTCTATTGCTTTATCAATAATATCATTAAGTGTTTTTATCTGCTCTTTCAACTCCTCATTCTCCTTTTGATACTTTTCAATAGTAAATACCTGGGCTTCGTTTACTTCTTTTAACAAGGTGTTCTCGGCTTTAAGGGCTTGGTAGTTATTACAGGCGGTTACTATAAATTCAGCGTTGGCTATTTCGTTAGCCTTATCAGGGCTATCGTCCCTTAGCATACAGCAAATAGTATCACCATTATTAGCCTGAATTTTTACAGAAACTAAAGATTTGTGAATATCTAATGATTTTACACTATAAGGCGTTGGTGTGTGTTTATTCTCCATTGTTAGTGTTGTTTATTGGTGGTTAATTAGGGGGTTAGCGTTTATATTTGTTACTTGGTTTTAAATAGTTTGTGTTTCTCGGTTAAGTCCCTTACAGCAACAGCTAATACGTTACTGGCTGTTCCGTGTAGCCCTATTTCTTTAAACTTGGCTTGCAGTAGCTTTATCTGCTTTAAGGTTATTTCTTCAAATCGGTGTGTCTTTGGTCGTGCCATTATTGTTTTTTTATGTTACCATTACTTAATGCTACTTGACACAAATGTTCAACGGCTTCTATTATTCCAATTCCTGTACACCAATCCGATATTTCGCCTCTCATATTATCTACTATCCACCATTGTAACCTTGATGCGCCCTCTCCGTCTTGGTCGTTCATATATCCGTTAAAAATATCGTCAGGTATCTGCCCGTTGACAAATAACCCAAAAGCCTCTCTAAATATTTTATCTTTCATGTTGGTTATGTTTATACCACAAATGTACTCCGAAATATTACACCTCCAAACATTATTTTTGCTTTTGGCTTAATCGCTTGGCGGTGAGAGGGTTAAAATAAAGTTGTTTGTTTCCAGTTGGCAATGCCAGTTTCAACATTTATCAGGTCGGCAAAAACACTATCAGTACACCAATGACCACAAGCAAAGCGATAAATAAAACCGCTAACCTGTACCAACCTATATTTCTTTTTACAATTTGGGTATCGGTATATCATATCTTACCTTGTTTTATTAATCTCTAAAATAATGTAAAACAGCCTTTGTTCTACTGATGGTTTGGACTTATTGCAAATCATCAAATATCTAACCGTAGCTTCGTGCTTAGTCAAAAATGCAATCCAACCTTGCTCATTAGTCTTAATTGACTTAGCGTAGTTAAACGCCTTTGTAAGGGCTTCGTGTTTAATTAGTACAGGTGTGGACGTGTTGCCTATATTGGCGGCTAATAGCTTCTTTCTGCTATTTACAAGCCCTTGAATAAACGATTTTATTTCTTTTGATAGTTCCATTAGAATGGTGCGTTACGTTGTTTGGTTGGTTCTGTAAAATCAACATTTGGTTTTAATGGTTGTTCTTTGATTTGTAGATGGGTTTCTTGGAATGATGTAAAGCGTTGGCGGTTGCCGGTAAAGGTCAACCTCACATCCCCCAGGCTACCGTTCCTATGCTTTGCAAATATCAATTCAGCATAACCATCAGGGTAAAGGTTACCATTGGCATCGTGCGTTATATCGTAGTATGCAGGTCGCCACGGGAATACTACTACATCAGCATCTTGTTCTATGCTACCGCTATCTCTTAAGTCGGATAGTATCGGGCGTTTTTGCCCTCCACGTTTTTCAACCTCACGACTTAACTGACTTAGGGCTATTACGGGGACGTTTAACTCCTTAGCCATTAACTTTAAATTACGGGTTATATGGCTTACCCTTGAATTGGCATCGGCATAGTTCCCCATTTCGGGTGCTGATATTAACTGAATATAATCAACAACTATCATTCCAAGCCCGTATTCGCTTTTAATCTTTGTAGCCTTATTCCATATCCCTAACACGGTAGTTTGTGCGGTATCATCAATGTAAAGGGGCAAATTTTCAATTTTACCAAGTGCGGTGTTTATCTTTGCCCTATCTGCATCGTTAGTTTTACCTCTCCTTACCAAGTCAAAATCTACATCAGCCTCATCACTTGCTAACCTCTGCATCAGTTCTACGCTACTCATCTCCAAACTAAAGAAAGCAACAGGCACTTTATTCTTTGCAGCTTCTTTGGCGTTGTTTAATGCCAGTACCGACTTAGCCATTGCAGGTCGGGCTGCTATCACAATCAGGTTTCCGTTCTGCCAACCGTTGGTGTATACGTCTAAATTGTAGATATTAACATTTACTCCCCTGGTCTTACCGCTTGCCATTGCATCGTAAGCATCTGCCTCCATCTGCATTAAATCTCTAAAGGTCTTTAGGTTGTTTTGGCTTGTAATTAATGATACGGATATTGACTTAACACTCGCCTCTGCCTCATCAATAGCATCAAAGCAATCTTTGTTATCATCGTAGCCAACCTTAACCATATCGTACCCGGTGGCTATTAGTTTACGTTGCAGGGCTTTTTGTTTTAATATAGCACAATGCGCTAAAAGGTTTCCCGTTCCACCTACCCTGTTTGTTAATGTTGATATGTAAACCACTCCACCAATAAAAGATAATTGCTTGTCGGCTCTTAGCTTGTTGGTTACAGTCATAATATCGTATGGCTGTTGGCTGTTGTATAGCGAAACAATCGCTTTGTAAATTTCAGCGTGCGGTGGATGGTAAAAGCAATCGGCATCTAAAAACTGTTCTGCCTTTTGCATCGTGCCTGTTTCAATAAGCAAGCTACCCAAAACCACTTTCTCCAGTTCAACATCAGCCGGGGGTAAGTTATTATCAAACTCCGCAAGGTCTATGTACTTTGTATCTTTTCTTTTCATTAATCTTCGCCTAAAAATTTACGTTGTTGAACAACCTCTGCCTTTACGTCTTTATCAATTACCCATCTACGAGCTGCGGCTTGCCAGTTACGCATCGGGCTTTTACCTACTAACCACCCTTTACTTTCGTAGTAGTCAACAAAGCTATTGGCTTCAGCTTGTACTTTTAGTTTGTCTGGGTTAATATCTTTTTCTAATAGATGTTTAAAAATAAAGTTACCAACCTCGTTCCAAGTAGGCTTTGTAAAAGCCGCCACTTTTTCTTTATTACTTTCTTTATTCTCTTTACTTATCTTCTCTTTACTTATATGCATACCATTCGCATTGCGTTCGCTATGCGTTCGCATTGCGTTCGCATCGGTTTTGTTCCACCTCTTATCTGCGCTTTCCCTTGCTGTTATTGACTTTCTTAATCTTTTCTCTCTTACTATTTCTAACCTTTCATTTTGCAGCGCACCATTGGAATTTTCAAAAAACTTTTCACTCAACATATCGGTGTGCCAACATTGGTTAAATTTTCTTTCAGAAACTAAAGAAATACGAGCCAATTTTTTAAGGTTGTTAGGCAATCCCTCTGGCATATTCCAAAGTTTTGCAAGCAACCTAATGTATATTCCAACTGTTTCAGGTAGCATATCAGCAGTACCCGAATAAAACTTATCAGCGTAAAAAAGAAACGCCTGACTATCATCCATCTCTTTAGCCATATCTAAAAGTTAAGCCCCTGAGCAAAGTTACCGTTCGGGTGCGATAGGACTACGACATCCCTCCGAAAGTAACCCGTCAAGGGCGTATTGTAAAAATGATATTGCTTTGTCATTGTCGTAGTTAAGAATTAATCGCATTGCAATATAGTAATTATTTTTTAATTATAGACTATTTTTTGTCATTAAACTTTTTTTTATAGTGCGCCAACATACCAGTTGATACAAACTCTTTATACGTTTTAGCTTTATCCCATTTGCCAAAAATTACATACATATCAGCTTGGTAAGAACTATAATGAAACCATTTGGGAAGTCTTGGCTGAAACGTATCATCGTAATAATCATTAAAAAGTTTTTGCAAGCCTTTAAAGTATTCTGCCCTTATATCATCTGTAAAGATTGGCTGCCCTTTTATTTTTCTATCAAATGAATTTAATAGCTTATCTATAATAATCGGAGTGCCTTTGCTTGTCTTCTTATACCGATTTATATTTTTACGTTTAAGAAAATTTTGCCGATATGTCCGTACATTAAAGTCCAACATTTTCTAAGTGTGTTTGAGCATCTTTAATATTAGCCATAAACTTACCGGCATCTAATTGAGTTGTAAGCACGTTGTTTGCTTGCTTTGCTAATGATGCCATTGCCTTAGCTTGTTCTACATTAATTTGTTTCTTGTCTAATTTCTCCATATTAGACTTAACAGTTTGATAAATAAATTCAAATTTCTCTTTCATAGTTTTCAATTTTAAAGTTAATAAACTCTTTACCTTTTTTAGTGTGGTGCTTGGTGGCTACTATCTTAAATATTTCCTTGTCGTTAAACCCGTACTTCTTTTGGAGTATATCCTCAAAAAGTTTTATCGGGTTGCTAAGGTCTGCCAGGGGACTACTAAAACCAAATTCTAAGGTGAGAATGAAAGGCGGCTCTGGTAACTTCAACTTTGGCAACATCAACATCACCGCCCGTTCATAACTCAAATAGTCTTTAGTCTTAAAACGTTTTCCTTGCCACGCCTGGTTGACGCTTAGTGGCTTAATTGGTAGTGAGTACATCAATTAGTTTTGCTGTTAACTCTAATTTCAACTCTACTGCCTTATTAATAGCTTCTTGGCACTCTATTATGTCCTCTTCTATTCGTGGCACGTCAATAGTCCGTAGCCCCTTTTTAGGATGGTAAACCAATACCTTAGCCGCTTGGCAATCCAACACAAGCATATTCATTACACATTGCCAGTACACATCAGGGCGTTCTTTCTTTAGCTTTTCTACCGTGTTACACAATATCAATTCAACATACTTGTTAGGGGTAAAAGGGCATTTAACTTCAAGGTATATCTTTTGAAAGTCTATCAGTTCTACCCCATCAGGACTTACCCCTGCATTCTCCCCAAGTGGTACAAATACTTTAGAGCCATAGATAACGGCACCAGTGGTTGGGTAGCTAATATATTCTTGCATCGCTGCAAACTCATTAACGCTACCCGCTATCATTGCCGGGCTTTGATAATTGTCCTCATCATAAATACCTATGCTCTCCCCCGCTAAAGTCTTAATGTACGTCTTAGCGGTTTCGTTGTTAAAGCCTTTCATTAGTTTATGCACAAGGCTTGCAGTTACTTTACCTCTTCGCTGCTCTGCCCATACATCAAAA